CGATCTGCGCGTCCCAGATGTCGGCAAACCGCTTGAGCTTGTCAGACGCCTTGACGGTGAACTCGCCGATGCTGTTAATGGAGTCCTTGATTGCGGCATCCGCCTTGTCTGCGGACGCCCGCCACTTCTCAAAAAACTCCTTCATCCCGCCTTGCTGGCCAAGTTCTGAGGCAAGCCTATTGATCTCTTCAAGGTTGGCAGCAAGGGCGTCAAATATCGCATTGTCCATCCTCCGCAGAAGTTCTGCGTCGCCAATCCCGGTGATGTTGTTCGCGAGTGTCGCGATACCGTTCATCACGAGCGCCATCGCCTGCGTCTGGAGCAGCAGCACGCGGAAGCCGAGCACGACGCCGGAAATCACCTTGTGGACCTGAGAAAACGTCATGGCCGCCGCCTCGGCCGCATCTATCGCAGAGGCACGCCACCCGCCCTGCTTTTCAATTAGCTTCGCGATTTCGTCGAGCAGGACCGTGACGGCAGGAGCAAGCTCGACAAGAAACACCGACGCAATTTCCCGCGCGTATTTGCCGATCAAGGACAAGGCATCCCGCGCCATTTCGACCTTCTTTGCGTCCACGCGGGTTAGCGTCACGCCCATTGCCGAGAGCTTTTCCTGAACGCGGTCAATGCCCTCGGAGCCTTCGAGGATCAGGCTCATCGCCTTTGCCCCAGACTCCCCGAAGATCCGCATCGCGGCCTGCGCCCGCTGCATCGGATTATCGATCTCGCGCAGCTTGTCGATGATTCGGTCGAAAGCCCGCTCCGGTCCCATTGCCACGAGGTCACGAGCCGAAATCCCAAGCTCGCGCAGAGAATCCGACGCCCGCGACGTGCCTTTTTGGAACGTCTCGCCGACGTTGCGGTTCATCGTGTCGAACATCCGCGCAAGCTCCTCGAACTCGACGCCGGACTGTTCGCCCGCGATGCGCAATGCTTGTAGTCGCTCCGTAGATACCCCGATGCGATCGGATGTCTTGCCGAGGGCGTCGGTCGCCTCTGCTGCATTGCGTGCGATGGCAGCCAACCCGCCGATCACGACGGCCGGCGCCGCGATTGCGGCCAGTCGCCCGAGCGCGCCGCGCATCGTGCCGACGACGCGGGAGGTCACGGCATCGACCAAGCGCAGGTTGCGCAGGTAGGCCGCCGAATCGAGGTTGAGCTTGATCGCGAAATTACGAGAGCGTGCCATCAGGTGATTCTCCTGCGGATTCTCCGCTCGGTCTTGCGGATCTCGGAAGCGATCGCGACGGCGAGCCCGTCAGCGATCTTGCCGGAAAACTGCGATGCGTTCTGCTCGACTGCCGGTTGCAGCATCGGCTTTGCGGCCGTCCGTGTCGTGCCCAGCTCGACCAAGTGCAGATACTTTGCCGGGTTGGCCATCTCGGGCTTGCTGCGGCGCTCGCGCTGCACCTGCACCTTTTTGCTCCGCGCGGTCAGGAGCGCGTAAACCTCGCCCGTCTTGCGGTTCTTCTTCGGGAACACGTCGATGGCCTTGCGCAACGTCCCCGTGTCTTCGTGCGGCTTGGCAAGCCGCCGCGCCGCCGTGACGATCGGGCGGCCGGCGACCTTGAAGGCCGTGACCATGAGCTTTGAGGCCAACGCCCGGTCGAACGGCTTCAGCGCCTGCCGGATCAACGCAAGGTCGCTCGCGTCGACCTTGATCCCGAAGCGCCGTGACATGGTGCCGAGTGCCATCGTTCAGCGTGCCCTGAGTGTATCCAAAATCATGCGCATCTTGCGCTCCGCGGCCTCGCAATGCGCCTCGTATTCGTCGGGCGTCAGATCGAGGTATTCCTCCTTCGTCAGCCCGACGAACACTTTGGCGTAGGCTATGGCCTCGTCAGCGCGCTTTTTTTTTCATCGTTGGAAGTGGCCATCTCGATGCACTCGTTGAGCGCGGTCCCGATCTCGTCGGAACGGTCGAGCGGAAAGATGGCGGCCACATCCTCGGGACTCGCGAGGTCCGGCGAATCGATCAGCACGGCCCAAAGGAGCTTGCAGAGCGTCGCGAAGGACTTGCGCGAGTCGTTGACCTCCCCGAAGTCGAACCCGCCCGGCAGCGATTGCAGCCGGTAGAGGCTGCGATTCGACCACCGGATGCGGCGCGGCTTGTCGAGAAGGATCGTCGTGAAGATGTCCGGGTTCATCAGGCAACGGTGACGGCACCGGTCGGGAGGAACGTGACGTTAGCCGTCTGCGCACCACGGACCGGCCAGCTATATTCGATGTTCTGGACGATCGCGGCGAAGGCATAAGTCTTAGGACTGGACTCCTTGCCCGTGATCTTGAGCGTGATCTGCGAGCCGTGGTTTGTCACAAGGTAGGCGTGGGAGGTCGCCGCGCCGTCCCAGACGATCGGGACGGTGAAAGGCGAGTGCTCCTTGATCCCTGCGACGTTCTCGGAGTAGCTCCCCGAGCTGTCATGGGAGGTCACGTCAATCTGCGTGCTCTCGCCGAGGCTGAAGGTAAAGTCCTGGACGCCCGCGATCGTGAGATAGGACGAGCCGGACAGGTATTGGAGCAGAGCCCCTTTTGCAGCATACTTGGCCATAGTTGTATCGAGTTAGTTGTTACGGTTGACGATGGTAAGACTTAGGATTGCGCGTCGATGATAGCTGGAGGTAGGTTGGCATTATCAAACAGCCTCGGCAGACAAGTAGTAGGCAACGCCATTGATCTCGACCAAGACCTTGCCGTCTGGCGTAGGTGCGCCCGACGAGTATTCACCCAACTTCCACTGCTTGACTGTTCCGCCGCCAGTCGGCACGCCCGTTTGAAGGTAGGTTGTAGCAGAAATGGCAGCCCCGGCAGAAAGGTTGCCGTCAGTTTTGACGACACCGGAAGACGATCTGTAGAGGTTTGTATCGGTCCCTGCGCTTCCGCTTCCCCATGCAATGACACCATCAGACCTAACGTAGAACCTTCCGTTGGTGTCTCCAGTAACCTTGACCTGGAGTGCCTGCGTGCTGGACGCATCTGTGATTACAGTCGATGTCTTTGTATCATCTGCTCCTGTGTTGTTGTTAAGATAGACAGTCGTGCCGTGTGTGTAAGTTATCTTTGTAGTAGCGCCACTGAGGTTGTTGCCGACAACAAAGATTTGCTGCTGCGTCGATCCTATGGCAATTGCCGTACCGGCACCGACTATTGTGTTGCCACAAATCGTCCAATAGACTCCGGTTTCAATGTCGATTGCAGAACCTAGGTTGTTGAAGACGTTGCCAACAATTGTCCCCCATCTGAAACCTGCGCCGATCTTCAACGCCGTATCATCTGCCGTAGTAACAAAAATGTTATCGGTGATAGAGACCTCAAAGAAGTCATTTCCAGCCGCATTCCCTAGCGTATTATCAAGCTCGACCTCGACAGCGTTTGCCGGTCTTGGGCTGTCAAACGTGTTGCCCTGAATCAGAAGTTGAATCGAAGGTTGGTCGGCGAGAGCCCATTCCGTGTAGATGTCACGGTCGTTGTTGATGAACCCGCAACCTGTGATCTTGAGATTCCCGCCTGTCCTGTGGTGGATTCCGATGCCCGTCGACGTAACACCGCAGCTATTCGAGACAGAACCTCCAGTCGAGAAATGGCAGCGACTTACGGTTCCTGCGCTTCTGTCTGCTGTAGACGCAGTAACCCCATCATAGGTGTTCAACCTGATGGCAGCAGCGTTGAAGTTCCTGAAGTTGCACTCCTCAAAAATTGGATAGTTGCCAGACTCCATCCATGCACAATTATGCTGGTTGTTGAAGCAACACCGCCTGAACTTCACGTAGTCACCCGTAAAGGCAACGGCAGCACCATCACTCCTTGCGTAGCCACCATCTGAAAGCAGCGTATCACCAATGAACGAGATGTCACAAAACTCGATATTGTCGCCTGTTGCTGTGATTACGTCATCGTCGCCAATGTCTCCCCATGAGCAAAGCAGCACGGTGGCAGTTGTTCCAACGGCACCTGGTTCAAATGAAGACTGATCGCCTTGGATTTTGACACCATCTGCTGTTATCGTCAGTGCGCTTGAGATGAGATACTCGCCAGCAGGAACATAGACAACACCGCGACCGGATGCCTCTACGGCATCAATGGCAGCCTGAATTGCAGAGGTGTCATCCGTGCTTCCGTTACCGGTCGCACCAAACCATTTCACGTTCACCGGCCCTGCATCGAGCACGCGCTTGAAGCGACCAGTCGCGCTCTCCGAAGTCGCGACGATGGTCCCGCCGTTGGCCGTGTCGGTGGCGTCAGAGTCCCAGTAGAATACGCCCTCGCCGCCGTCGTTGAGCGCGGTCTTGCCGGCGACGTGGAAGCGCGCTCCGTCCGAAATGTCGGTCGGATCGTAGTTTTCGAGGTCAGAAACGAAAGTGACGGTTGCAAAGCTCATGGTGAATCGTCGTGAATGTCGATGATGGCGATTGCGCCGTAGTCGGCGGTGATCGGGTCCTGGGTCGTGTCGGTGCCGTCAAGAACGGCGGACGAGAAATCGGCGGCAATTGCGGCGATGACAGCCGAGCGCAGCGCCTTGGCTGCGGAGATCGTCGTTGCCCAACAGGAGAACTGCACGGTCCTCGTCGCCGACAGCCCGATGTCGTCGTGGGTCTCGATCGGGTCGGACGAAATCTCCTGCCACGTCACGAACGGGCGCGCGGCGTTCTGTGGCGCGAGCATCGGATAGATGCGCGTGGAGCACAGCGTGGTGACGCCGGTGTCGCCGGAAAGGCAGGTGTAGATTGTCGCGTCGAGTGCCATGTTACGGGGTCACGCGGGCCTTGACGGTCAGCTCGAGGAACTCCTGCCGGCCAATCTCGGCGACGCGCAGAACGTCATACTCGACGCTGTTGTAGGTGATCTTGTGCTTCGGGGTGATCCCGGAGCGGTAACGGGTCGTCACGCGGGCGTCGGCCTCGGCGATGGTCTGCCGGCCGGGCGCAAGCCATTCGCGGCCGCCGATCGGCTCCCATTTGCACCAGATGAGGCTGTAGGAAGTCATGCTCTCAGTTGCCGACCCGTCCGCGTTGCGCGTGATCTCCGGCAACCAGAGCGACGCCTGGCGGTCCATTTCGCCGGGGTTCATCCGAGGAACTTGCCCCCCACGATGCTTACAAGCCCGCCGACAAGCCCGCCGAACGAAGCTGCGGCGGCAAGGTATCCCTTGGAGAATGAGAGGATGTTCTCGTGTTTCTGGACGATCGCTTCGACCTCCTCGATTGACTTGCGAAGCTCGAGGCAGAGCCCAGGCGCGGGGCATGTCTTCGCCGCCGTCACCGCCCGAAGCGCGTCGCGCACCTCCCCAAGCACGGTTTCAACCTTGTCGAATCGCTTCTCAAGCGACTCGATCCTGTAGCGATCGACGTTTCCGTTATCCGGGTCTGCGCTCATTTGTTGAAGTAGCGTCCGCCCCTTACGCCGAACCACCATCCAACAGCCGTCGAGGCCAGCGGCATGAGGTTCGGTTCGTAACGGGCACCGATGACAAGATACCAAGTAATTCCTGGGCGGGTCGCGGTGCGGAACGCGGCGACCACGGCAACGATGGTCTGGACCAGCCAGTGCGCGTTGGCGGGGATCTCCAGCCGGTCGGTCGCGCCGGACTTCTGTGACTCGACGAACGCGGCGGCCTCGCCCTTCTGCGTTTCGATGTCGGCGTTGAGGGTCGCCATCTTCTCCTCGTGCGCCATGCGGGCCTGTTCGGCGGCAAGCTCGACCTTGCGCTTCTCGACCTCCTGCTTGGCCTGGAGGAAGCCGCCAACAGCGCCGACAATTGTGCCGACAAGAGAGGTGATGACGTTGGTCAGCGGGTCCATGTCACGCCTCGCGCCCTCTCTGCCAGGCCTTTGCCCCCATCGCACCAACGATCAAACCGACAACCTCCCACGGTGGCGTGATGAGTTGGACGTGTTGCGGAAGCACGCAGGCCGCCGCCCAGACCAGCGTGGAGACGACAGAGACAAAGACCATGACGAGACGGGTCGAACTGACCTGCCCGTCACCCTCGGAAAGTGCTTGCTTGAGTTCGTTCATGGTTGCGTCACGGTAATTGTTCCGACTTCCACCTTGATCGTGATAACAACGGTCGAGCCGCTCGGCGCAGCGGGCTTGCTGCCGGTCGCCGTCGTGGCTTCGTTCGACCATGCCGAGTCGCCCCACTGGTTGAACGCGAGCACGCGATATGCGTATGTCGTGGACTCCGCGATCGCAGCGTCCTCGTAGGTTGTGGCGTTGGCCGGCAGTGTGGTCAACGGTTGCCATTCGCCGGCACCGGCCTTGCGCTCGATGCGGAAGCCTTCTTCGTTGTCGCTGTTGTCCTGCCAAGACAATTTGAGTGCGGGGGCCGCCACAAGCTGCGCCGCCGCGAAAAGCAGAGGGATGATGAGGAGTTTTCTCATGGTGCGATTGTCAGTGTGCCGACGTTGAGGGTGGAGACTTCGGCGACGTTGCCTGCCGCAGCCCCGAACCATGGGCCTGTCGCGCTGCCGGTGTTGCCTTCCGAATCCGTAGCCTCGACCTCAAGGCGATACGACTCGGCATTGTCCAGTCCGCTCACGTAGACAATGTTCTGCGTTCCCCACGCACTCCAGTCGTTATGATTAAGGATGCGGTAGCGGGTCTGAACAAGGTCCGGGTCGTAGTCGCTGTTCACCTCGTTGTCGTCGATTGCGTTCCACCAGAACAGAAGCGGCTTTGCAAGTTCCAGTGTGGACAGCGTGCCAGCAGGCGTGTTGTCGATGGAGACTGCCGGGGCGGTTGCGTCGGTGTGAGAAGACACGGTTGCCCCCTCCCAGACAGCGGCAAGCTCGGATGCTGACAGCGTGTTGGAGATCCAATATGTCGGCGAACGCATTACGAGGAACCCGGTGATCTCGGGCGTGATGACGTTGCCGTGCATGTCGTATTGTGTGATGCCGGTCTTGTCGCAAGCAAAGAGGCGGCTCACCTTGTCCTGATTCCATGAGACGATCATCGCCTCGCCGCTCTCGGAAAACAGGTATCCTTCTGTCGTCGACGCACTGGCGTTGCTCAGGATGTCCTGCCACGTCTTGCCGGACATGAAGTGTTGCGCCCACATGAGCGCCGGGCCGGTCGCCTTCAACGCATCGTCGCCGTTGTAGAGCGTCGATTGAGTGTCAGCCCCCAAGAGAGAATAAGTCAGATCACCGCTCACGCGTGAGTCGTAGTGGACGTATCGCTCGAAATTGTGGCCAAGCGAGCGCCACACGGCCAGCAGGTTTCCTTCAGCAGCCAAGTATGCGCCACGCTGCATTGTCTCAGTCGACCAGAAATCGTATGGGAAGAAGTTGTTCGTCAGGATGCCGGCGTGCCATGACTTTGACGGCCCAAAGTCCCAAGTGCCGGATTCTGTGTTCCATACAGGCTTGCTCCATGTTTCCCCGAGCCCCTTCCACGTTGTATATCGAGTGTCCGTCGCCGTCGCCATGCGCTTGTAGGTCGCGTAAAGATGGCACGAAACCCCGTCGATTTTGTCCTTTGTGCCAGATGACAAGAGCGCCCAAACATCGCTCGCCCACGTTGAACTTGCAGCACCACCGAAAGCAATGAACTTCGAGTCCGCGGCCTCGGCCTTCACAGCGTCAACGATGTATGTCAGTACAGGAGCCCAGTCTGTCGCGGAATAGTGATAGTTGACTTCGTTCCAGTCCTCCCAGTATTCAATGCGGTCCTTGTAGCGGTTTACGATGGTCGTGACATACTCCTCAATTTCAGCCTGAACAGGAAGATAGTCGTTTGACACGTCAGTCGTTACAGCATTTGCACTCGTAGCAAACGCAGGCAGCCCTGTTGGAACATCCGATGTCACGTCGAACAGGTTTGCGATGATCGTTTGTCCAGCAGCAACGGCGGCATTCACGCAGGAGTCGGATGCAGTGAATTGCCAATCGTCGTCAGTCGGCTCGTTGACTGGCATCCTAAAGAACCCGCCCGGCGAAAGCGTGCGATTCCAGGTAAACCCAAACTTCCTGTCGGTCTCTGAAAACTCCGAGTTGAACTGCCCGTGTGTCCCGATCTTCTGCGTAGTGTCCGCAGCAGCCGCTATCGTCGGT